CCAAGCCCCACTTCCAGGCCAGGTAGCCTTCGAGTTTTTGGCGGTCGGCGATGGAAACAGCGGTTGTAGTAATCAGTAATTCACCAGCATAGCCGTTATAAAACTCTGCAGTTCCATTCACACTTCCAATAAACAGTGTCGAAACTGATGGAAGAGCCACGTCGATACTGGAAGTGGACCCTTGTTGAACGCCATTCCAAAATGATGTTTTGCTAACCCCACGTTGCCGATGGTAAGACGCAATGCCGTAGGTATTGTTAACAAAACCGTTTGCGGGGTTGTCGATAGTGCTTACTCCACCGTCATTCGACAAAGCGGAATGAAGTCCGTATGGATAGACACAATATATTGGTCCTGATTGCCAGCGGAATAAGCTGTTGGTTATGCCGGTGCGTTGCGTTACAGCAATCAAAGAAATATCGTTGCCGGATAGCGGTAGCGGCGCAGACAACGTGTAGCTGGTCCCGTTGAATTGTAGCGCGGGTTTCCCGTTGAAATCCGAAAGGTATAAAGGCTGGTTTGCCGCCGTCGCCTGCGTAGCATGTCGGTTGTTGCCCGACTTATCGTTCCACTGGCTTACGTTTGAGCCATTCAACGTAATGCTCGCCGTATCTTCAGCATCCAGCCAAAGCGCCGTGGTGAGCTGTGCAGGAGTCCAAACTCCGCTGGGGTTTCTTGACCCAAGAGTGGGATAGGAACGTAGGCCAATGCCTAATCCGTTCCTGACCGGAATTCCCCAGCTCATCGAATATTGATCGGCTTGGCGTACAGAGTGCCCCCAGCCGAAATTTGAACCGCACTAACAACCCAACGCCCACCAGTGCCCGCAACGCCAGTTGATGGGTTAGGCACATTGAACGGAACAGGCGTGTTGGCGGGGATTGGCGTATCAGCCGTAGTGGCCGTCACACCTTCACCAACTCGGATAAAGGCATCCGATGTAGACCAAATTAAAACCCCCTGGGGGCCAGGAGGCCATTCCAACGTGGTTCCAGCCGTACCCGTATACGCTACGCTCTTTGCGCCATACGACGCATCCATGCAAGGTCGAAGAAGTTCCATTTTTTACCTCACGCCAGAAAGCGTAGTTTATAAAGCGTAGACAAGTACAACGCAATAATTTCATCAATGATATTGTGCAACGGAGTACAGTCTTTATCCACAATTTTATACCGCTCCGCCTCAATCTCGTCCATCTGAGCCTGCAAGAATTCAACAATGTTGGTCGTCTTCTTGGCAGACATCAACGAGATAGACCCCATCAAGCCATACTTGCCCTGGTAGGCCTCAGCAAAGCTATCAGCCAGCCCAACAATCTCTTCATAGAAGCCTTGCAGAGCCATGTGCTTTGAGAAGCTGCGCGTGTTCAGATGAATTGAATGGGCCACATCCCGCCCCAAGAATAACATCCCAACAAAATCACATGCCTTCATTTTGCATTCCTTGTTGTGGCATTTGCTCAGGCATCTCTTCGCCCATAGACTCACGGCTTGGCATCTGGCCAATCAAATCGCCAGTGTCCATCGCCGCAGCAATCGTGCCCATCACAATATCCTGAATTTGCTCAGGTGACATACCCGCTTGCACAGCACTGATACGCTGCGTCTCGGCCTGGTACGCCTTCACCTGAGAATCAAACTCCTTGATTGCAATATCACGCGCTTCCATAGACTTGGACACGTTCTGAAGCATCTGATGCATCTGCTCCATCTCCTTGCCCATTGCCTCCATCTGCTGATTCGCAGCCTGCAAAGCAGGGTCGTCCTGATCCGAAAGCAGTTTGGGATCAATCGTCTTCTTCAATCGCTCGGCCATCTCATTCGCGCCAGGCCAATCCATGTTTTTGACAAACAAGTCGCCAGCCACAGCCCACAACTCAGGATTGCCCTGAAGAATCTGGCTCATCGCCTCCATAGACTCTTGGCGCTTGGTCATGTAACTCGGACCAGTCGTAACGCAAACATCATATTTGCCAACGCCAGGGTTGTAGATCTTCTCGATCACAATCCCATTTTGGTCCTGAATTTTCTTAACAGGCATCGGCTGCGTTGGATCAATCTTTGCCATCTTGGTTTCACCATCGATGCCAATAATCCGAGCAATTCGCTGTGTATCATAAATCTTTGGTGCAAGATCAATGATCTGCCGTCCGATGTATCTGACCGCACGGGAGTAGTTGTCAACGAAGTGATATGTTCCCGTATCGCCTTGCTTCTCACGGGCCAAAATAGCCCGTCCAGATCGCTCGTTAGACGTGGCACCCAAACTCGCGTCATATTGCCCCGTTGTGGACTTAATGTCCTCCGAAGCCCCCATCTTGGCTTGAATAAGGCCTGTCTGGGCCATTGGAGGCTGGGCACGTTGAGGAAGGGGCAAGACCGCTCCCTGACCGTCCGTAACGTCCGGGTTGACTTCCAAGTACGGCCAGTTTTGCGTGTTGGCCGTCTTCCACTGGTTCTCATAACCCTCAAACTGGCCACCATACCCAATAAACGGAGCTTTGGGAGCCAAAGCCAACATCTCGGCCTCTTGGCTCACCCAGTAGTTGTACATCCGCTGTGCATCCTTGGCGTTACGTACCAAGCCAGACACATACAGCCGACCATCCACCTCAAATTCATTGCCAACCACGCGCACCACAGGGATGTACTTCCCCGCCCAGTCACGCTCTTCCAAAATCTCGTAACCGTTGATCTTGCACCACTTCACGCGCTGTGCATCCACCTGACGGGTGCGAATAGGCTTCATGCCCATCGCTTTCATCTCTTTATCTTGCGGATCGCCAGCAAATGCTGACACATTCCCGTGGTACAGGTTCAGAGTCTTCTTCTCATGCTCAATGTAGAAGTACTCAGCAATCCGAACAGTGTCCTCATTGACCCACTGAGACAACGACTGATCCCCCACCCCCAACGTCTGCAAAGTGGAGATAGGATTGGCATCCGGGAACATGCGCTCGTAATCTTCCTTGAGGATGTCCTCAGTAATGAAGCACCACTTGGCATCAGACCCACATGGATCCTGAATCGTCGGATCCATGTACACCGAGAACCCATTCCTCACCCGGCCAATCTTGATGTCCTGGTCAAACGAGTTCTCGTCGCAATACTCCGTCAACAGCCGGATGTAGCCCTCACCATACACAACCTGGTTTTCACAAGCAGTGTCATACGCCACATCAGCGTCAGAGATGTACTCAATATGACGCACCAGCCCGTCATAAATCTCAGCCATCTCAGGATCGGCTTGATCATCCACCGGAATGACCTTGATTGATGGCCGATTCTGGCGCTGATCATTCGTTACCTGACGCACATGCTGAGGCAGCTTGTTCATCGTCAGGCAAGGCCGAGCATTGATCGTCTGACCTTGCACCGCCCCACGAGTCGCCAACACATCAGCCGGCCACTGCCAATGATTATCAGGGGAGCCAGCAAAGAACCTCAGGTCGTCCAGCTCGTCTTCACGGCTTTCTGAATACGCCGAGATCGCCATGTTAAGCCGAGCCCGAGCAGCAGCCAGAATGTCAGAATCTGACTTGCCGCTAGTCTTCTTCTCATTGGTAACCGATCCCGCCGCAGTCAGTTCACCCATGTGTTATTTACCCTTTTTGGCAGCAGGCTTGGTCGCCATGATTACACGCAGTGAATCAACGCAAAGTTGATTACCACAGCTTCAGCCAATGCCGTAGCAGCGGTAATGTTACGCAGCGTAATTGAAGCAGTACCAGCACTCAAGCTGTTCACCCAGCAGTTGTACGATTCAATCGTCGCACCAGAACTGATCGTCACAATCAACGTGTCATTGGCGCTGATAAAGCTGTTATTCAGCGTGAACGAAACGTTAGTCTGAGCGGCCAGCGAGGCAGCATTCAGCGTGATACGACCAGCAGACTTGTTCAGCGTCACAGCAGTTGATTTGCTGGTTGCTTGAGTCACAGTGCCCTGAGCCGCCGCCGTATAGCCCAACTCACCATTGGAATATACGCTGGAACCAACAACCGTTGAAGGTGTTACGGCACCAATAGGTGTAGCGTCAATCGAGCCGCCAGAAATCGCTTGGTCGCTAAACGCAACACCAATTGCAAGAGTATTAGGCATTTTAAGATCCCATCCAAGAGTTAGTAACGCCGCCACGGCCAGAACTACTCACTCGACGCACGTTTTTAGGATTGTACTCCCTACTTGCCACAGGATAAGCAAAAGTTACCGCCAAAGCATCCGCCGCATCAGGAGAAGCCAATCCCCGGGCCTTCATCTCCTTCTTCCCTTCCAAAAATATCGTCCCAGACGAGTCCGGCTTCTTCATCGGCCCCAGCAAATCAGACCTCAACGCCCTATCTACCGGTATTGAAGCCGTTTTTAACCAATCCCGCATTGCACCCCACATTTCCGCCCGTTTGTTACCAAACATTACCGGATTCTTAGCCTTCCAACCAAAGTTCACGCCCCTGACCTTGTACCTCTGCTCCGTCAGCCTATCCAACACCCCATACCCCAACCCACCCTCATCTATCACCACCATCGTGGGCTTGTACTCCTCAATCACCTCAATCACATGCCCCACCGTCACCATCGTATCGTCCCCCTTATAGCGACGAATCTCCACAATGTCCCGACCCTGCCTCACCACAATGACAGTTGAATCCATCCCCCCACGCGCCGGATCCACACCAATCACTATCGGCGCACTCTGATCCTTGTACCTAGGCCTATTCGCAGCCTCATCAATCACCACAGGCGAAATGAACTGATCCTCACCAGCCGCAGGGAACTCCCCATACACCTCCACCCGCGCCTGAATCGAGTCCTCACCATATTCCTCAATGATCTGCTCATAAACCGCCTTGTCAGTCCCCTCCACCGACCGCGCATCAATAACCTTCGTGCGCCAAAAGTCCCTCTTCGCCCCAAAACACTCAAAAAAGTACCCCACATTACGCCGAGGATTCGAAAACGCCAACCAAAACCGATTAGGCGTGTTTTCCGTGAAAAAACCCGTCGCCACAGACCAAATAGCATCATCAATACCCGACGCCTCATCAAAAATCACCATCACACCATCAAAGTTGTGGACCCCAGCGTACGCGTCCGGGTTCTCAGCACTCCACAACCGACCCTCAATACCCCAATACCTCGTCCCCTTCTTCAAATCCTTCTCAACCAGCTCCGTTAACCACTTCGCAGGCAAAACCCGCGTCGCACTAATCTCAAACCAATGCGAATTCAACCCCATCGCTAACCACTTCGTAATCTCAGCCCATGTCACCGACCTAAGCTGCGGCTCACTATTGGCCGAAATGATCGTCGTGGACCCTATCCGCGTCGACAACATCCAAATCACAATCCACGACACCAACGCCGACTTGCCAATCCCCCGACCCGAGCTGATCGCCTGCCTCAACACCTTGTACGCAATGTCGTCCTCACTCTCGTGAGGCTGCTTGGCATCCGTCAGCGCCTTGTTCGCCTTGATGTGCTCCGCCATATCACTAAGCACCTCCCTTTGCCACTTCCTAGGCCCCTTAAACCGCTCCAGCGGCGTGCCCTTCTCTCCCCATGGAAACGCATACATCACAAACGCCAATGGGTTGTCCTTGATCTGGGGGCTCCAGATAAGTGACATCAGCTCCTGCTCTTCTTTTGGCTTGTAGATGGGGGTTTGCATAATTGATAAGATGGTGTGGAATGTAAACAGTTTAACTAAGGAAACTCATGGAACCAACATTGATGCTAGGCGACTGCCTGGAAGTCTTGCGTACCCTTCCCGACAATAGCGTGGACTCAGTAGTCACCGACCCACCCTATGGCCTCAGCTTCATGGGCAAGAAATGGGACTACGACGTGCCCGCCTCCGAAGTATGGGCCGAGTGCATGCGAGTCCTCAAACCCGGCGGCCACCTGCTGGCGTTTGCCGGAACCCGCACCCAGCACCGCATGGCAGTGCGCATCGAAGACGCCGGGTTTGAGATCCGCGACATGATCGCTTGGGTGTACGGGTCGGGGTTTCCGAAGTCGCACAACCTGAAAGATGAATGGCAAGGCTGGGGCACAGCCCTAAAGCCCGCCCTAGAACCAATCACCGTGGCCCGCAAGCCATTCACCGGAACCGTGGCCGCAAACGTGCTGGCGCATGGGACTGGGGCGATTAATGTGGATGGGTGCAGGGTGGGGACGGATGAAAAGCTGGGCCGAATCAATAACCAAGCGGCCACATGGGGCACCTATGGCGGCGGACCAAATAGGGCGGCACTTGGCGAGGTTTCCGGCCGCTGGCCCGCCAACCTGATCCACGATGGCGGTGAGTTCCTAGGCGAACAAGCCCGCTTCTTCTACTGCGCCAAAGCCAGCAAGAAGGATCGGGATGAGGGCAACATCCACCCCACCGTCAAACCCACCGACCTAATGCGCTACCTCTGTCGCCTAGTCACTCCACCAAGGGGGGTTGTCCTAGACCCATTCATGGGAAGTGGCAGCACCGGTAAAGCAGCCAAGCTTGAAGGCTTTCAGTTCATAGGCATCGAGCGTGAAGCTGAGTACCTGGAAATCGCTAAGGCTCGGATTGAGGGGGTAGGAGCAGGATAAAAAAGATAAAACGCAGGATAAAAATAAAATTTTGTGTGGGGGATGGCCTCCACAAGGCCCGATGTGCAGGGCCCTACCCCCCCCTCTCGATTCTCAAACAAGCATAGGCACAGCAGGCATGGGTCTATGCGTGGCGTGCATGAGGTAGGGAGGCTAGCTGTATGGAGGGCAATCGTGGGTACTTTTGCTTTGTCAAGTGCACACCTAGTGTTTCCCCTAGTGTTCTTTTGCAAAAGGATCGTTTACATTGGAGTCACTGCGCAACACGACATCCGAACCGCGCAGCAACCTAAAGGAAATGATCATGCTGCACTACGCCAACCGCACATACGCGAAAAACTCCAACGAAATGATGGAGTCTCTGTTCACTGGACCAACAACACCTAACGGGTTCTACAAAAAACGTGAGAATGGTTGGCTGTTGCTTGATATGCAAGAGCGCCCAATTGCGTTTGTGGTTGCCAATCCAAAGCAAGGCTACTTTGCGGTAACCGCATGGCGTGCCGAAAACGGTCGAGTTCGCTACATGAGCGCATTGGACTCAATCACACATGCACGCATAGGACTTGAAGGCCTTTCATATTCAGCCGAGAGAGCATGTGCCGAGCAAGCTTACGAAGCCTAACACCCAGGGGCTCAGGCCCCAGCAACCAACAGGAGATAGACACATGAGCGCCAAAGAATACGTCGTCGAGTCTTGCAGGATCAAGGGCTTGGCTTTGATGAAGCCCACGAAAGGCTCCCCTGAAATCGTTGCGCACGACTTCAACAAAAAGAATGCAAAGGGCGTGTTCCCTTGCGTGATTGATGCAAAAACTTGGGCTGAAGCCAAGGATCAATTGATTTCGTACTACAAACCCTAACCAACCCAGGGGCTCCGGCCCCATCAAAGGAAACATCATGCATGCAACTCGCCGATATTACGCTATCAAACTCTACGGCTTGCCTGGGCACCCTTTCCCAAAATTCTATGACTCTTACTTGACGATGGGGGCCGCAAAAAAGGCTGCGGCTCTGGCAATCGCCGAAGGATGGAGAATGGCCGAAGTGTTCAGGGATGCACCAAAAAAAGCCGGGTACTTGGGAATTGAGCGAGAGCTCATTGAGACAATTGGCAGATAACACCCATCGGCTCCGGCCCCAGCAAAGGACTCACATGAAGAACCCTAACGAATTTTGGCAAGAGGTCGCCTTTGCTCTTATCCTAGGCTCACTTGCCGGTTACGTCCTAGCAATTTACTTCTGAGGTGCAACCATGCCCCAAACGATCCTTAGCCATCTTCTGAGCCTGATGAACACCCACCAAGCCCCCTTCAAAGTGGCCACGCTTCTGACAGCGCGCCAGTTCAGCGTGACCCAGGCTTACGTCGAGCAACTTTTCTATAGAGGTGTGTAATGTGCCCACTATGCAAATCACCCGGCCGAGTGCTTGAGACCCGTATCAGCAAGCCCTCAGGTGTCAAGCGCCGCCGACTTCGATGCACAGTCTGCCTCTTCCGCTTCACGCTGATCGGTGACGCTTACAAGAAATAGAAAAAGTCTTACAGACATAGGGGGGCCGTATCGGAACAATGCACCAAACGGAGGCACCCATGACTTTTGACTTTGACACCAACTTGATTTGTAGCCTACTCGTTTTCTTGTCCTTTCTTGTCTCCAGCACCGACGACGACGAATAGCCCACAAACACACCAAAAGGCCCCCAGGGGCCTTTTTTTACGTCTCCCCCTGCCCTGACCCATCCTCGATCTGCCGGGGCTCCACGATCTTCGCGTCGATGATCTCGCCAGCAATGAGCCGAGCCTTCGCCGCCTCGAGCGCGTCATTAATACTAATACCAGTATGGACTATCTCGTGTTTCTGAGTTTCTGCCCATCTCATTTGGGTTTTAGTCCACCAGATAAGTGAGCCAGTATCGCCTTTAATAGCCTTCTGATACAGAGTCCCACCGATCGCCGCATTTGCTTTTGCTTTACCGGCTAATAACTCCTTCCCAAAGTGATCCCGCAGCGTATCGCTGTGAATACCATCCCGGATCAACGCGGCGATTTGCTCTTGCACCAGGCCGATCCCCGATAGCTTCTCAACGTAAGCTCGCTCCTCCTCGGTCGGAACGAAAGGAGGCTTACCAGCTCCCTCCCTCGCACCACCCCTACTAGAAATTTCTTGTCTGGACTTTTCAATCTCTTCATCCATGTTAGTGCTCCCTAACTTGTTTAAAGACTGCGCCGAATCTTGGCGATATCTGGCATATCGTCTGAGCAACCATCCTGGTATTCCTCGAGCTCGGAAAGCACGCGATGCACCACTGCTGGATCGCATTTGTCCCGCACGATCATGTGCATGGCTTGAATGAAAACCATGGTCTTGCATTTTTCAAAGGTGGCTTTTCGAACTTCCATATTGCAAGCGCCCCATGAAGATTCATGAATTCCTTTGAACAACCTCTGGCCTTGTGCTGGCCACTTCTGCAAGCCAACTCGACCGTCACCTGTCCAGATGACCATGTATTCCTTAATGCTCTTGCTCATGTTTAGTCCAAAACAAAAGCCCTTGGGGACAGTCTCAGGCTTTGGGCCTGTTGGCGGACACCGAGTAGGTGCAGACTGCCCTCAAGGGCTTACTCTAAGAACCGCCACCAAGCGGCTTGTGTGACATTTCTTTTTGTCACACCTCATTTTTTTCCTGTGACCTGAACCCCCTGTGACAAGTGTGACAGAGTTATCTGGCCCTTAGGGGCCAGTATAACAGCCTGTCACGCATTGTCAACACTTTCAGCTGCGTGACAAGCGTGACATGTCACACCATGTCACACCTGTCACACCTGTCACGCCGACCTGTTTCCGTAAGATTTCAGGCCCATAAAACACCCGGCGAACACTGTAGACATAGCGTGTTCTGTCACCTGATAACCGCCTTGGACCTCGCGCATAATTCCGTTGTCTTTGAGCTTTTTCCTGGCGCGGGACAGTGCTTGCCTGCGGTTTGCTGGGGTTGCGTGCTGGCCATTTTTTTCTTCATGGTCGTTCCATGTTTCAGCGCAGACGAAGGGCAAGTTTTCCGGTGCGCGGTTATAGCCGCATGCCTCTATAGCGTCTTCAAGCATAGCTATGGCCTCTGGCAAGCCCTTGGGCAATCCAGCGGATGATTCCTGATCGCCTTCTGGTTTGTCGCCTGGTGTAGCGATGACGGTGCCTATTGGGTCGCCAAAATTGTCTAGCGCAGTCGGGTGATTTACTGGCTTCAAATCAAAATACATGGGATCGAAATGCCGGCCACGGAATTTTTGGCCATGGGCGAATAGTTCGGTTGTTGTTTCTCCGGACTCGCGCCACAAGCACAGGCACCCATCAATAGAGCCGACAAAAGCGCTACCTCCACGCGGGAGAAGGCTTTCTTTTGTCGCGCCTTTGGATGGATGCATTAAGGCGATAGTGCATGGCATACCGAGCGGGGCCATTAGCTCACGCATGGCAATTGCTAACGCGTGCATGGCCCGATTGTCGTTTTCATCGTCTGCATTGCTGTGGGCTGGACCAGTATCAATAAACATCAGGTCATACGGGCCATGTGCAACAGCTTCTGACGCAAACCGCGCAAGCTGCAAGCCGTCATCAATGGCAAATGGGCGGCGCGTGAAGTAGATGCGGCCATGCAGCGCGTCAACGCTCAAGCCCATTTCTATGAGCATCACCTCCATGCGCAAACGCACGTCCTGAGGGTTTTCGCCGCACAGAAACAATACCTTGCAAGGCATCGTTTTCTTGCCAATCAGCGGCTTGCCGAGCGCCGTCATGACGGCCATATAAAGACTCACAGAAGTCTTTCCGCTGCCGGGGTTCGCTGTCATGGCGTACAGCCAACCACGCGCCAAAATATGCTGCCAAACGTAGGATACGCCAACGCCTTCAGACATGAATTCACTGATCGGCACCACATTAGCTAATGCCTCAACGCGCTGCGGAACTAGCAAATCTTTTAAATCATTCCCCGCCTGTGCATAGTCGTTCGCGTCTCCCTTGGTCGGCATGACAATCATTCGAGCCCCATACTTTGCACTGGCCTGCTCGGCATACCGCTGGCCAATGCCGCTCTCATCGTTATCGGCCACAATTACCAACTCTTGAACTGGCATCTGTTCACGAAGGGAGCCAGTGACAGGTACCAAGTTGCTTGCACTGTATGCAACGATGCAAGGCCTGTTCGTTACTTGGTGGATCGTCGCTGCTGTAGCAAAGCCTTCTGCTATGTACATCACACCAGGCTGATCGAGGGTGCCAAGCATCCAATACATCCCGCCAGTTTGTCCGCCTGAGTGATACAGCTTCCCACCGGCCTCATCAATGTATTGGAGGCTCGATAGCTCACCATCTGGGCTGAATAATGGCAACATGAGACGGCCATCACCCGTGACTCGTGCGCCGTGGGGCTCTACACCTTTACGCTTCAGATATGGATGCTCTGGGCTGGCCTGCACGCCACCTGCCCATATCGTTTCCACAGTGCTGGCGGCCACGCTTCGATCCCGCTCTATCTCGGCGTCGCGTTGTTTCTTCGCAGCAGCCACCCGAGCAATGTGGGCCATTTCCTCGGCGGGTGTCCACTTCTTGCCGCCCATGTCGGCTTTGACCGTCTGTGTGATGTCTTGCTTCCAGCATCCGAATGTGATGCATGGAATGCCGTCAGCGTGGCCAACATACCAGCCAGAACGATCAAATTTCTTTGACTCGGTGGATCTGAATCGATGAATCTTTCCGTCTAAGATAATCTCGGGCACTTCCAAGCCCGCGCGCCGAATGGCCTCGGCGAATTGGATTTCCGGTGCCTGGGGCACTGGGCTTACTGGGGGTGACCATGGGCCACCTAAGATCTTTGATAGATCAGCCATTGCACAGAACCGCTTGGGCGCTGCCTGTCAAATAGTCACTTAGAGCCGCCAGAACTCGGTGAGACGGATTACACGAAGGATTGTTCCGAATGTCCCTCAAAGTGTTCGGGTGCAGCTTCGTGCGCTCTGCGATGACTGTCAAACGCCTGTCCTGTAGCTGTTCCCTGATCTGGTCTAGTGTAAGCATGATTGTTAAAAATGTTGTGTTGAGGTGTTGACATCGTACACCCCATCAAGTTATAGTGTCAACACTGCACGAACTGATTCACAGACGGTGCAGCGAACGGAGATAGACAAATGACCAAGACACAAGTCACCCAAATAAGAGCGGCTATCAATGCAGCGCACCAACGTAACGATATGGCCGAAGCAGATCAGCTGCAAGCAAAACTCCATGCCCATTTCGAGCAACAAAGCGCGGCTTTCATTTCAAGCCCAGATGGTGTGCGCCATATGGCCGCCCTTGTGAACAAGTTTGACTGAAGGAGAGACAAATGCAAATGATTCGCAAATATGGCTACGTCAAAGTCTACGCCGCTCAAGTTGGCAATTACTGGTGCGTCTGGGAGACTGACTATCCAAGCCGTAACAACATGATCACAACTTGCGACACTATTGAAGAAGCAAAGCAAGCCGCCGAACTGTATGCTGATTGCATCAATAACGGGGTGGCGTTTTGTTGAAAGACTGGCCATTCCCCACCTATAAGGGGGTGCCGCTTCCTAAGCCTAAGCCCTCCCCATTTAAGCAAGTTCCACAACAACCGGCCCCTTTGGCCCCTTTTTGAAAGATCACAATGGCAATCAATCTCAAATCAACTGGCCAACTGGCCGCCGCTGGTGTCAAGCTTCTGGTGTACGGCCAAAGTGGCGCAGGTAAAACTTGTCTTATCCCTACCCTGCCTAATCCGGTAGTCCTGAGCGCCGAGGGCGGCTTGTTGTCCATCGCTGGTGCAGATGTACCCTTCATTGAAATCAGCTCCATGGAGGCCCTTCGGGAGGCCTACGAATGGCTAACCAAGTCTGACGAGGCCAAGGGTTTCCAGTCTGTAGCCATTGATTCAATCAGCGAAATTGCGGAAGTCGTGCTGAATCACGAGAAGAAAACAAACAAGGATCCACGCGCAGCATACGGTGCCATGCAGGAGCAAATGGCAGATGTCATTCGCGCATTCCGTGATCTGCCTGGGCGTCATGTCTACATGAGCGCCAAACTTGAGAAGACCCAGGACGAAATGGGCCGGGTTCTGTATTCCCCATCTATGCCGGGTAACAAGACTGGCCAGGCGCTCCCTTATTTTTTTGATGAAGTTTTGGCCCTACGTGTTGAAAAAGATGGCGAAGGCAATACCCAGCGCGCCCTGATGTGCGATTCGGACGGGCTGTGGCTGGCAAAGGATCGATCCGGCAAGCTGGGCACTTGGGAAGGGCCTGACCTGGGGGCAATCATTTCAAAGATTGGAAACAAGGAGTGAACATCATGCATAGCATCTACGATCGGAACGGCGAGCGCTTTGACTACTGCGAAGACGAAGACAACGAGTACCACACGGAGTACGACAAAAAGACAGACGTGCTAACCGTGCAGCATTGGAACCGAGAGCTCCAGGCGCACAACGCGCCGTGGCCTGTCATCGCAACTTTTTATGCGCCTCGTCGGTGCGTCAGAGATTGGACACTATGACCATACTACGAGAAGCCGCAGAGATGGTGTTGGAGGCGCTTAACCATCTGAAGACAACCGTACTCGTAGATGAAGAAATTGCGGTTCTCCGAGCCGCACTAGCCAAAGAAAGTAAAGCAGAGCCGGTGGCGTGGATGGATCGAGACGGGGAGGTGTACAAGATGCCCGAAATCAAAAACTGGGCACCACCGCACACACCTCTCTACACCGCCCCACCCCAGCGCGAATGGGTAGAGCTGACAAATGAAGAAATTGAGTGGATTAAAGGTTCAGCCAATAGAGCGCTTGGTTATATACGAGTGACGGCAGCAAAGTTGAAGGAGAAGAACACATGACAGACAAAGAAATTATCAGCATGGCACGCAATGCGGGGCTTCCCGAGCCTTTTGTAGAGAGCAAGCAGTTGAAACGATTCGCCGCCCTAGTAGCAGAAGCAGAGCGTAACGCCTGCGCGGAGGTTGTCTCTAGCTATATGCTTTCGATGAGCATCGACGTGGGCGTGGCCATAGCCTTGAGGAGAAAAAAATGGAGCGACTAATCGAGTGCGACACCTGCGGCTACCCGCTGCTTCCCGAGGAGCGCGAGGGGCTCGTTGAGATCAACGGCAAGATGTGCAAGCGCCAAGAGCCTCTGACGGATGCGGAGATAGAAAAACTGATGACGGCTACATGGGGCAGCGCCAGCATTGCTCCGCAATCTGTACCAGATTTCGCCCGAGCCATTGAGCGTGAGCTTGGGTTTGCCAAAGCCGAACTTTGGAATAAGCGTATCAATGATGCGGTGCTTGCCGAGCGCGAAGCCTGCGCCGAACTGGCCGAGAAAACAATCTGCGACACGCACACACCTACGGGCGTAAACATTTACGGCACACGCGCAGCCAAAGCCATCAGAGCAAGGGGTGAGAAATGAAATACGAAGACATCAAGAATTACGCAGCGCGATGCGATTCGCAGACGGGAATCATCACTCATCAGATGATCATGGATCGGCTGCATGACGAGATCGAGGAGCTTCGTGAGTACATTGAAACAAAGCTGGAGGAGAAGAAATGAGCGACGTACTTTGGGTGATGGGAACGATCTTTGCGGTCTATCTGCTGGTGATTCTCTACATTTGGTGGGCGATTGACTGAGATGGACAAGATAACAATTGAGTCACTTGCAGCGGAATGGGAAGACGCTAAGAACGAGGAGCGCCGGGCTACAGCAATGCGCCGTGAGGCAGAAGACAAGCTGGCCGAGGCGCTGAAGCTTGCAAAGAACCTGGAGGGAACTGTCAAAGAAATAACGCCCCTATATGAAATAAAAGTGGCTGGAAGGCTTGACCACAAAATTGACAGTGTTAAACTGCAGTCTCTAGCAGAGGAAGCCGGTCTGACCGAACACCTCTCAAGTTTGTTTAGATGGAAGCCAGAAATCAACATGTCTGCCTGGAAAGCTGCACATGAATCAATCACTGGCTCTCTGCTGGATGCAATCACCACAACGGCCTCACGGCCATCATTTTCAATTACACGCAAGGAGAATTAAATGAACAGAGCAATTATCGTAGTAGATCGTGGATGGATTTTCGCAGGCGACGTAACCCGCGAGGATGGTCGCATCAGGTTGACCAACGCTGTCTGGGTCTTTTCCTGGGAGCGCATCGGGTTTGACGGCGTGATTGCTGACCCAAAGAGTCCGTGGGCCAAAATCAAACCCATGCCCAACGGTGTGGACATCCCCGCAGGGGCCGAAGTGTTCTGCGTGCCCGTGGCGGACGGCTGGGGCCTGTGATGTTTAAACCCGTCGGCGACGGCTACGGCAACGGCTGCGGCTACGGCTACGGCCACAGCTGCGGCAACGGCTATGGCATCGGCTATGGCTACTGCAACGGTTACGGCGACGGCTACGGCTACGGCTGCAGCGGCAACTACGGCACCCCTGACGGCGACGGCTACGGCGCCGGTCACGGCGGCGCATACGGCCACGGCAACGGCTACGGCTGGGGCGAAAGCCGAGGATGCGGCGACGGCACGGTCAGTAACAACCTAAGGAGACGTGATGTTTAAACCCGTCGGCGACTGCATCGGCATCGGCAACGGCTATGGCTTCGGCAACGGCTATGGCATCGGCTATGGCTACTGCAACGGCGACGGCGACGGCGACGGCGACGGCAGTGGCAACGGCAACGGCGACGGCATCGGCAACGGCTGCGGCTACGGCTACGGCAGCGGCAGCGGCAACGGCCACGGCAACGGCTACGGCGACGGCTACGGCCACGGCAACGGCACTGGCACGGTTGGCAACAACCTAAGGAGACGTGATGTTTAAGCCAGTTGGCAACGGCAACGGCAACGGCTACGGCAACGGCTACGGCTACGGCTACGGCTGCGGCTACGGCAACGGCTACGGCAACGGCTACGGCCACGGCAACGGCTACGGCGACGGCAACGGCTACAGCTACGGCAACGGCTGCGGCTACGGCTACGGCTACGGCGACGGCGACGGCAGTGGCAACGGCTACGGCTACGGCGACGGCATCGGCAACGGCTGCGGCTACGGCTACGGCAGCGGCAACGGCTACGGCAGCGGCTA